AGGTAAAATGAAGGAAAAGAATGAAGAATGGAGCCCCATTTCGGGGTATGAAGGTCTTTACGAGGTTGGTAACTTCGGGCATGTGCGTGGTGTCGATAGACAAGTTTGTGATAAAGACGCAAGACACATTTCAACGAGACAAATTAAAGGGCGTATATTAAAGCCTTCTTCAAACGGCTCCAAGCAGGGATATCTTTTTGTTTATCTTTGTAAAGACGGGACGCCTAAGAGGTTCTATATACACAGATTAGTAGCGCGCGCATTCATACCCAACCCCTTAAATCTTCCTTATATTAACCACAAGGATGAAAACCCCAAAAACAATAGTGCGGACAATCTGGAATGGTGTACTCAGGTTTACAATATAAACTATGGACAGAGAGCGCAGAAATATTCCAAAAGCAGAATGATTCCTATTTTACAAATAAGCATAGACGGTCGCACTGTGACAGAGTGGGAGTCTGCGAAAACAGCTGGGAGCGCTCTGGGTTTTCATGCCGGCACACTCACAAACGCGTGTCGAGGCAAAATTAAGTCTTACAAAGGTTTTATATGGAAATATAAATATGATTATCCCCACACCAAGTCAACCAAAAAACAACCGAAAACGCTCGATGCCTGAAGGTAAAATTCAAGCAAGTTGCTTTCAGTTTTTTTACAATAATTACCCACAGTATAGAGGGTTGTATTTTGCTGTACCAAACGAAAATAGTCGTGCAGATTCAAACGCAATAACAGGCGCGATAAGGAAAGCTATGGGCGTATATCATGGAGTCGCAGATACTATAATGATGATTCCCAAGGGCAAGTTCCATGGTTTATGTATAGAATATAAGGACGAGAAGGGAAAGCAATCCGCTCACCAAATTGAGTGGCAAAAACTCGTGGAGGCGCAAGGCTATAAATATGTTGTCTGCCGTTCTCTTGAAGATTTTAAGGAAATTATTGATAATTATCTCAAATTATAGTATATTTGCCGAATGAGTGTACGTATTCCAATGAGACCGGAGGGGCTTATAACCCCATTGACAGATGCTGAGAAAGACTGCTTGACATGGTTTGTCCTGTCGTCTTGCAAGAAAGAGGATGCGTATGCCATGTTCGTCAATCCATCCGTGAAGGTATCAAAACCAGCATGGAAAAAGGCGACAGAGCTGCTCTTTGACAGCGTGGAGGCAATCCAGTATATTGACGCATACAAGTCCACCTTGGAGCTGAGCATGAACCCGTCTCATAAACCGGCGGAAATGTCGGACGAGGAAAGACGTCGCCGAAAGATGGATGCTATCGACAAGTTGATGAACTTTGTCATACAGAAGGCCAACAACATCGAAAATGTTGAAAACCCCGAGGATGTGATAAAGTATGCCGAGAAGTTGGGATTGCTTGAGAGTGAAGAGGAAAAGGTGATAGCGCCGATGCGTTATCTTCCTGAAAGCTGCTCTGAGTGTCAATACAAAAGGTTTATCGAAGAAAATTGTGTTATAGAAAAAGATTAAAATGTTGTACGAAGTAACAGGAAAAGTAATCGCCGTCCTGCCAATGGTGACAGGTTCATCGGCAAAAGGAGAGTGGAAAAAGGCTACGGTGGTAATAGAATACCCTGATGGCCAGTATGTAAATCGTCTGGCTCTGGATAATATGAAGAATGCGGACCAGTTCGCGGCCATCCCTGTGATGAGCGAAGTGACCGTCAAGTTCTCTATCCAGTCACGCGAGAATAATGGTAGATGGTATACAAGCGCAAACGCTGTATCATGGAATGTCCAGCAGCCGGCTCAGCCCGCGTCTGGTGGCGACCCGTTCTAACGACGTGTGAATTTGTTGCTCATAAATGGAAATATTTGGTTAGTAATTGAAGACAGGTTCTGGCCAGATGTGAATCCTGCTAGAACAAAAACGGAGATATGCAGCTCATCACTGCAGTTGGCTTGAGAAGGTCATGTGTATGAACACTATCTCCAACATCGTGGGGTAGCGCAGCGGTAGCGCGTTGGGTTCATAACCCAAAGGTCGGGGGTTCGATTCCCCCTCCCGCAACTAAGGTTAAAATGAAACAAGATGAAACTGACGGTTGAACGTAAATGGCGCAAAGAAGATTACACTATCGGCATTTTGTATGTTAATGGTGTTCGCTTATGTAATACTCTGGAGGATGCGGTAAGACCGGAGAAGATATATGGCAAAACCGCGATACCCAAAGGTACGTATCGTGTCCTTATGAATACCAAAAGTCCCAAGTATGAGGGACGTGAATGGACTAAACCCTATGGAGGTATCGTTCCGAGGCTCAGAAATGTGCCTAATTTCACAAATGTGCTCTTGCATGTCGGGAACTCGGCGGCAGACACCGATGGGTGTATCCTTGTCGGCGATAACACTATAAAAGGTAGGCTTACCAATTCCACCAACCGCTTCTACGAGTTGATGGGTAAACTGCTTAGCGCTGCACTCGCAGGCGAATCTATTGACATAACAATACTTGAGCCATGACCAATCGCAACAATGATGGCATAGGAAGAATGCTGGCGTTCATAATTATGTGGGCCATCGCACTCACTATAGTACTCTGTTCGCTGGCGGGTTGCAGGACCGTATATCAGCCGTATCCAGTACCCGAGTATCACGAGGTGCATGACACTGTAAAATCCATTGAATATAGAGATAGTGTCGTTTTCAGGGACAGAGAGGTTCGTGACAGCAGTTCCTTTCGTCAGAGCGGAGACACAATCCGCATTGAACGATGGCATTGGGAACGGGATTACCGATACGAGAAAATACTCCAAGCGAAGATTGACAGTCTCTCCCAAATTAAGCGAGATTCTGTTCCTTATCCAGTTCCGGGACCAGTGGAATATGTCCCAGCACAGATGACAAACATGCAGATATTCTATATGACCTTGGGAAAGGTCTTTCTCTTCATACTGTTTTTGGCACTAATTGTGATATTAGTAAAACGACGATTTTTTGGCATTTTCAAAAGTTAGTAAATGAAAGGCCGCCTAGTCTGAGACAGATATGGCGGCCTTTACCTTATTTTTCCAATATTCTGGTGACTTCTCGCATGATATATCCTTGCAACCATGCAGCGTCCTCTGAGCCGCAAGAAACGTCATAATGACGCGCGATGGCGTGTTGCACATGGTCTATTTCGTGCGCCACGGTGTCCATGAATTGTTCCTTGCTGGTGGCCGGGCCTACAAACATCACACTCATTGTAAGGTCGCTTCTCGAGACCGTCATGCCGGTGTTTTTATGTCTCAAGACGTCCATAGCTTCGATGATGCGATATTCGCTCATGCCAAACGATTCCATGATAGCATGCATGCGGTCATAATCCCTGCGTGTGTAGTCATAGCAGAGTAATATGCCCCAAGCTCCATCCACGTCGATATAACGTTCCTTCATGGCCCTATAGCATTAATTCCCAGTGAATAGGAATACCGGCATTACACATTTTGGTTATGAAGCAATCCAAGACGTTCTCTGGCATGCCGTCGGGGTCGCATAGAGTCTCTTTCACGAAAGAAGCTCTATCCGCATCGCTTTTGAGAGTCTTTGGATAATCCGCGATGGCCATCATAAACAGATACCAAGCCGTGTATATAAACTCTTCGGGAATCTCCACTTGATTTTCCTTGAGCACAGACTTGATGTCATCCACGGACCTCGCTCGGACAGATTTCATCTGCTTGGTCTCGGGGTCTTTGGTCTTCATCTTGCTGATAGCCCACTCTGCGAGCTTTTTACTGAACAGGCCGTGGTTTTCGTCCTCATACATAGCACGGCCCTCACTGATATATTGTCTCATTTCAGGTTGTTTTTAGGTTAAACAAAAAGGGGTCGGGCTTCGCACCCAAACCCCTTAAAAAATCACATGTAGCGGCCGCGAGAGTCGCGAGAACGACGAAACATTTCCTCTTCGTCTGCATCCTCCCATCCGTGGCGATAACCCTGACGGTAGCCGTGGTCGTAGTCGTCGCGGTATCCGCCTTCATAGCGATATCCGCCGCGCATATTGCGGCGCATCTCTGAGCGCATCTGCTCCTTTGAGCCTTCGCTCTCTTTGTCAACAAATATCCAACTCATTGTAGTAAGGGTGTTTAGGACTTCTCCGTCTTAGCCGGTCCACCATTCAGCGTTCTTAGGATGTTGAGCATCTCTGCGCTCTGCTGTTCGAGGGTCGCCAGACGTTTGTCTTGAGCGTCGCTCTTTTCTTGTAGGTCGATTATCGACTGGGCTCGTAACTTTTCCTCCTTGTAATTAGGGTTAAGACTTTCGAGCATCTTATCCCCTTCGGTCAGTATCATTTTGTGATAGTCGACCTCTGTTAAGGCTTTCTTGGAGGCTTGTATCATGCTGTCTACGGCCTGAATCATAGCCTCTCTGCTGCCGGTGAATGTCTCGTTGCCGCGAGCGGCAATCTCCACGTTGACCGGCACATCGGGGATTACCCTGTCGTTGCCGTTGACTGTCACAGTGATGCTGGTAACGTGCTGCATACCCATTCCGTTATAGACTCCGGGTGTCTGCTGCTGATACTTAGGTTGCGGAGCGGTCTTTTCTTTAACCACGCCTTGCTCGAGAACGGGTTTGTCTCCCTTTCTCAGTATGTAAAATGGCGAACCTGCGCCAAGACTTTGAAAATCCATTGTTAGTCACTTTTGTTTGTTAATACTCTATTAGGCTACTGTGCGCGACATCAACTGCAGTATGTTGTTGAACCTGTCGTTGAAAACGAGGATTGCTCCCGTGCCTCCAATGAGGTCCGCAACGGTCACTGCAGTTCCGTCAAACAAAGTAAGACTCCGTGTCACTCCATTCAGAGATAGAGTGATAGGCAGGGTGGTTGTCGTACCGGCCGGAATTTCATCTGCAAGTCTTACAGTGAAATATCCGACAGGTGCGAGCCTGTCCCTTCTCCACCCCAGTGCAAGGTCAACAGATGTATCCGAGACCGTTACGTTGGAAGTGGTCAGGTAGGGCACGCCTCCTGCGTTGGTGGTAACACTAAAGCATCCCATAACCAATCCTCCTTATGCTTTAGAATACGATGTTGCCACCGAAGTTGTTGCCGTAATAGCCGCCGTAGTAACCACCACTATAGGGTGTGTTGTTTACAGCCACAAGGTTGGGGTACTGAACCGGTACAGTGTTCGGCATCTTGTTCTCAATCTCCGTCAGCTTGGTCTGCAGAGGTGATACGACGGTGTTGACATAACCGATAATCTGGTTGGTCTGATTGGCGTTGTCAATCTGACCGCGCAGCTGGGTTATGATGTCGGCCTGAGTGTCAATCTTAGACTGCAGCTCACGCTCCTTGAGTGCGCAGAACTGGTTGTCCATGGCCACGGTCTGAGCGTTGATGGCATTCAGAATAGAGTTGGCGTTGCGGTCAGCCTGACTCTGCAGGGCATTGGTCTGCTGGCATATTGCAAGCTGGTTGTCGCAGCAACATTTCTGGAACTGGCTAGCAAGGCTTGCGTCGCCGGCTTGAATGGCGTTCACAATCTGGAGAGTAGACATACCCTGCTGAGCAGCTAAAGTAGCCAGAGCGTTCTGTACGTTCTGAACAGCACTGTTAACAAGGTTGAAATCCTGACCAAGAGCGGTTGCGAGATTCTGGATTGCTGAACGAGAAGCCTCGCCCTGAGATGTGATTGCGTTCATGATAAGTTCACGGCCAGAGTCGTTGCTGAGCTGATTGGAGAGGAAGCCAGCACCACCGGCGTTTCCGCCCCATCCACCAAAGCCGCCACCCCAGCCGCCATTGCCCCAACCAAACATCGAGGCGATGATTGCAAGGCCAAACAGGTCAGCGATGCTATTGAAACTGCCGAAACCTCCACCAAAGCCATTACCCATGCCGATGGGGATAGAAAACGGAATACTTCCGTTGTTGTTGCCATTCTCGGGCAACTGATAAATTTCTGCCATATGAATTAGCGTTAGTTTGTGAATAATTAAGTTTAGTTCTCACAATCGCGATTGATATGGCAAAAATAAAACGACGCGCAACGGGAAACTAACGATTCCATTGCGCGCCATATTCAACTATGAACGAGCTATTTGTGTTCGGACCTCAACTTTTTGATGGCCTCTTCGAGCTTAGCCTTGTTATATCTGATTTCTTTCGAGCCTTGGTCGTGCTCTCCCTTCGGCAGCTTCCCTTCTTTAACAAGTTGGTAGAAGCGGCTCTTTTCATACCCGGACATACGGATGGCGGTATATGTGCTGACTGTCGGCGATGCTATTTCTCGTAAAGTTTTGAGGAGGGATTTCTGTTGTTCCTCAGATATGTTTGTGTTATCCAAATCAGTCAGGAACATCTTCAATATGGTCCTTATGTTTTCTTTTGTCTCTGACATGTGCTATAGTTGAAGTTATAATTGTTAGTCCGAGTAGTCCGCAATGCAGGACAAACATTCCTTTGTCGGACAAGGGTATTCCCCAGATGTAATCAATGATGTTCATAATTTCGCAAGCAAGAATATAAAGGACTAATAATATATAAAAGACGCAGAACCTAAAATATTTGGCTATTGCCAACCATGCGACAAGAAATGTTGCGCACATTATATATCCTAACCATTCCGTTTCTATATACAGATAGGATAAGATAGAGTTTGCCGCGCAGCATATAGCGCCTATCACTGGCACAAAACGAAGTAGCCTTATAATGAGCTCTTTCATTAGTGGGTCTTTCTGCCGTTTCTTGTTACGCCGGCTTTTGTCGCAAGCCTTTTGGGTCTACGAGAGGAACTTTTGAGTTTAGCCTTCGCCATGATTTAATATGTTTAATTTGTTTCAACAATTTGATTCGTGTTTGTCGTTTTCAAACGCATCTGCTATCTCGGGCTTTTTAATCCAGCTTGTTATTAGTTTCAGCAAACTAAAACGCTTTTTCACACCCTTATATTCCAAATAGTTGTCTATGATAGACTGCAGTTCTATGCCATAAACAAAAGCTATAACTATCAGGGGCAACAGGGGGATGTTAAACGGAGAAGAGAAGGAGACACCAAGGACCCAAGCGATAGCAATCCAGCAAATGTAGTCAACGAGTTTGTTTATGCTTCTCCGTATTGCTTTAGACCTTCTTATTACATCCCCTCTCTTTCTTGCGGCTTTTATTCCGAAGTTGAGGTCTGCGATAATTAGGACTATGGCCACTATTAGCCATGCAAACAACTTCTCCCACCCATCTACGAAGGGTGCCAATACTGTGGCTGTCGTGCCGCTGATTAAACTTTTATCTTCCATATCGCGAAAATAGTAATTATTCCTGAACTATGGTGCGGCCTTTGTCTTTTTTATCAATTTTTGGTTTATCTGGATTGGGGTCGTCTTCTACATTGCCGGATGTTCCATATTCCTGCTGCACCTGAGCTGGAATCTCCGCCTTGAGACGAATCTCCTCTTCCCACTCCTTGAGTATCTGCTCGTAGTCGTCCATGTGCGAGTTCCCGAGGTCAGCCATAGCGGCTTTGCGGCTCTTGAGGCGAGCGTATACCTGTGAAGTCTCTATATCGACCTGCTCCTTGGTGTTCTGCGGAATCCAGATATTCTGTCCCGAGCTGAGCATGAGGTCTGCATATTCGGTTACGTTCTCCTCTATTGCTCCAACGAGCGTCTTAAGGGCTTCTGTTACCTTACGCACGCCTTTCGAGAAATAAGGCCACATATTCTGTGCCCACTGTATTTCGGGAGTGAAGAGCAGCTTGAGTGCGGCTGACGAGTCAAGACCTGTACGGAAAATCTCCGGTTCGATGAATACGGACATGGTTGTGCGTACGATGTTGGCCCACAGAGACTCAATTTGGGTCTTTGATATGTTTGATGCGTCAGGCGGAGCGAGGAACTTGCCGTCCGAGTGGGCTAAGCTATCTGCATCACCCTTAATGCCGATGGTCTTCCCGTTGACGTCAGATGGCGGAAGGTTTATTATCTTCTCGGCTTTCAGGAAGAGGATTGGGAAAGCAGTGGACTTGGCTTCCTCGGATAGATATGACAGCGCGTTCTCAAGAGCTTGGATTGACAGCTGAGCCGGTCCGGTCGGAATATCCGGTATGCGGAAGTAGAACGCCTGAATGTCACCCGTCTGAGACTTCACCTCTTTGATGAGGGTGTA